GTATACCTGATTCAGCAGGAATCCAAAATGTTATTAACACTGCTTACATTCAAGCACACCAAGATTATGCATATAGTTCTTTAACGGGAGCTCCTGTTCTTGCAACTGTTGCTACTTCAGGTGCGTACTCTGATTTGTCAGGTAGCCCTGCGCTGGCGACGGTAGCCACATCTGGTTTATATTCTGATTTATCTGGTAATCCCGCTCTTGCAGCAGTGGCAACTTCTGGTTCATATACCGATTTATCTAATACACCAACGCTAGCAACAGTGGCAACGTCTGGCGCGTATTCAGATTTATCAGGCGCACCTGCTCTGTTTAGTGGCGCATACGGAGATCTTACCGGTACACCGACATATGCTACTGTAGCTACTTCGGGTGCTTATAGTGATTTATCAGGTACACCTAATCTTGCTACAGTGGCAACAACTGGTGATTATACTGATTTAGCTGGAATTCCTATTTTAGCTACAGTTGCTACATCAGGAGATTATAACGACTTGCTTAATATACCAGCTGCTGCTAGTGGTGGTTTGGATTCTGCAAATGTTTCTGCTATTATTACTAATGATGTAAATGATGCGTATGTTCAATCAAGAGTAGGAAGAATCCCTCTTGATGTATACACAGTTGCAACATTGCCATTAGGTGGAACTGAAGGAGAACTTATCTATGTACAAGATGGCGATGCAGGATCTCCTTGTTTGGCTGTTCTTGATGGTAATGGTGATTATTTAGTAGTATCTACATTGGGTGCAGTAGTAAGTTCTAGTGGTGGTGGAGGTGGATTCTAGTAATCCATTCTAAAAATGAGTGAAAATGAAAACAAAAATATTAATACTGACTATGATTACTCTCGACAAACTTACTACGATCTAATTGAAAAAGGACGCGAAAGTTTAGAAATGATGATTGAGGTTGCGCGTGAAAGTGAGCATCCTCGAGCATATGAAGTTCTATCTGGCATGATTAAGAATATATCAGATGTGAATGATAAACTTATGGATTTAAACAAGAAACAAATCGATATTAATAAGAAGGATGAGCCAAAGCAGGTAAGTGGCACCACAAACAACTTATATCTCACTACATCAGATTTACAAAAGATGATGCATAATGCAGATACTTTAATTGACGTGACACCTGAAAAAGAATAATTATGAATGAATCCTATTTAGGAAATCCTAATGTAAAAAGGGACGGTGTACTTGAGGTTTGGTCACCAGAACTTTTACTGGAATATAAAAAATGTATGCTGGATCCAGTATACTTTGCAGAAAATTACGTAAAAGTTATTTCACTTGATCTTGGACTAGTGCAATTTAAACTATATCCATATCAAAAAGAAATGTTCGGGCATTTTAATGACAATCGTTTCTCAATCATTCTTGCTTGCCGCCAGTCTGGAAAATCCATCTCGGCCTGTGCGTACCTTCTGTGGTTCGCGCTCTTTCATTCGGAAAAAACAATTGCGATTCTTGCGAATAAAGGGGCAACTGCCCGGGAAATGTTATCTCGTATTACGCTCATGCTGGAAAACATTCCGTTCTTTTTACAACCGGGTTCGAAAGCTCTTAACAAAGGTTCATTAGAGTTTAGTAATAACTCACGTATTATCGCTGCTGCTACTTCCGGCAGCTCTATACGGGGTATGTCAGTTAACCTTCTCTACTTAGATGAGTTTGCGTTTGTAGAAAGAGCTGCTGAGTTTTACACATCAACATATCCTGTTGTGTCAGCCGGTAAAGACACAAAAGTTATTATTACTTCAACAGCAAACGGCATCGGTAATCAATTTCATAAGATTTGGGAAGGTGCTGTACAATTAGTAAATCAGTTTAAATCATTTAGAGTTGATTGGTGGGATGTACCGGGACGAGATGAAAACTGGAAAATTGAAACAATTTCTAATACAAGCCAACTGCAATTTGATCAAGAATTTGGTAATACATTCTTTGGCACTGGTGATACACTCATTAAAGCAGAGACTCTCTTAGGATTTAGAGCTCAACCATATATTCGAATGTTAGAAGGTAGTGATCTTAAAATTTACGCAGAGCCAATTAAAAATCATCAATATGTTATGACAGTTGACGTAAGTAAGGGAAGAGGACAGGATTATTCTACTTTTACAGTAATCGATATAAGCGTTCGGCCTTTTGAGCAGGTAGCTGTGTATCGCAACAACACTATCTCTCCCTTACTCTTCCCTAATATTATATATAAGTATGCAAAATCCTACAATGAAGCTTACGTAGTTATTGAATCAAATGATCAAGGTACTGTGGTATGCAATGGCTTATATCATGATCTAGAATATGAAAACGTACATGTTGAATCTGCCGTAAAAGCAAATGCAATCGGCATTGAAATGACACGAAGATCAAAAAGACTTGGCTGTTCTGCTATTAAAGATATTTTAGAAGAAGGTAAGCTTAATATTATTGATGAAGCGACTATTCTTGAGATCTCTACATTTGAGGCAAGAGGACAATCATATGAAGCTTCAGATGGAAATCATGATGATCTTATGATGAATTTAGTTATGTTTGGCTATTTTGTTTCAACCCAGTTTTTCAATGATATGACTGATATTAATCTAAAAGAAATGCTATTTAATCAACAAATGAAACAAATTGATGATGATTTGATTCCATTTGGATATATTGATGACGGGTCAGATCATATAGAAGTTTTAGAAAATAACGAAAAAGATCATTGGCAAATTAAAGAATTTGATCCAAATAGAGGTGATGTCGATACTATGTTTGACAGAGATTTGTAATATTATAAATAATGATAAGTTGACTAATCGTATTATGGAACCATATAATTTTTAATAGGGAAGATAAAAATGGCACTTTCAACACCGTCTGCATCCCCAGCGGTTGTCGTCAAAGAAATAGATCTGACTGGTGGCGTTCCAAACGTACAGTCAACTACTGGCGCGATCGTAGGGAACTTTCGTTGGGGTCCAGTTGCGCAAAGAGTTCTTGTTGACACAGAGGCATCTCTTGTTAACACCTTTGCTACTCCTGACACTACAACGTCTATTGACTTTCATTCTGCATCTTATTTCCTTCGTTACTCCGGCTCACTGCAGGTAGTTCGCGAAGCAGATAGTGATGCTCTTAACGCACGTTCAATTATCGGTCAAACAGCCGCAGACTCTGATGGAAGTCTAGGCGATATTACCGTTAATAACGAAACAGATTTTAACGCACAATCTGCTGCACTTAATTCTAGCAGCCAAACTATGATTGCAAAATATCCTGGAGCACTAGGAAACGGACTTAAAGTTTCTATTTGCCCTCCAAGTGTTGCAGCATTTAATGCATGGAATTACGCCGGTGCATTTGATTTTGCACCAAGTACATCTGATTTTGCATCAGCTATTGGTGCTACTAGTGATGAAGTACATATCGCTATCATCGATTCGGATGGAGAATTCTCAGGTGCTAGAGGTACAGTACTTGAAACATATCCTTTTGTTTCAGTTGCAACAAATGCAAAGAATACTGATGGAACAACTAACTATGCTGTTGACGTAATCAACGCACGTTCCGACTACATCAAAATGATTGGATTTGATGCAGTATATGGAGCAGCTAATGCAGGTACTGCAGCTGTTAACTTCAAAACATTTAACGCAGGTATTGTTACTGGCACAGACTATGCATTCTCAAACGGTGCAAACTCTGGAGCATTTGGAACAGCTGAGTTTCTTTCAGGATTTGATTTGTTTGAAGATAAAGATCAAGTAGAAGTAGATTTCTTGATTGCGCCTTCAATGAATTCAGCCGAAGATCAAGCTACAGTTGTTAACGATTTGGTTACAACTGCTCAATCACTTCGTAAAGATTGTGTAGTGACAGCAAGTCCAAATAGAACAGCAGTTGTTAATCTTACAAATGCTGCCACAATTGTATCAAATACAGTAACAACAGTTGATGCATTTACTAATTCATCATATTTGGTAGTTGACAACAACTTCCTTAAAGTGTATGATAAATATAATGATGAATACATTAATATCCCGGCAGCATCATCTACAGCAGGTATCATGGCCGCAACAGACCTAAATAGAGCGCCATGGTTCTCACCAGCAGGATCACGTAGAGGTCAATATCTTGGAATTACAGCAATTGCTTATTCTCCAACAAAGATTCAGCGTGATACACTTTATAAGTCAGGTATTAACCCAATTGCTAATATTCCTGGTCAAGGTGTACTCCTCTTTGGTGATAAGACAAAACTTAACAGACCATCTGCATTCGACCGTATTAACGTACGTAGATTGTTCCTCATTCTTGAAAGAGCAATTGGTAGAGCAGCAGAGCAGGTTATGTTCGAATTTAACGACGAGTTTACTCGTGCAGAATTTGTCAACATTGTTGAACCAGTTCTTCGTGAAGTAAAGGGTAGACGTGGTATTACAGACTTTAGAGTTATCTGTGATGAAACCAATAATACCGGCGCCGTTGTAGATCGCAATGAGTTCATCGCAAACGTCTTCATTAAGCCGGCACGTTCAATCAACTACGTTACTCTGAATTTCGTAGCTGTAAGAACAGGTGTCGACTTTGAAGAAGTCGTTGGCACGGTTTAAGGAGGTAATGTAAAATGGCTGTACTCGGCGTAGATGACTTTAAGTCAAAGCTAAGAGGCGGTGGGGCTCGTCCTAACCTCTTTAAAGTAACAATCAACTATCCAGGATTTGCAAATGGAGATGCAGAACTTACATCATTCTTGGTGGAAGCTGCTTCACTTCCTGGATCAACTTTCGGTATTATTCCGGTCTATTTTAGAGGAAGAATTCTAAAAATGGCTGGTGATAGAACATTCGCTGAATGGAACACAACTATCATCAATGATACTGACTTTAGTATCCGTAATGCTATTGAGCGTTGGATGAATGGTATTAATGCACATTCTGCAAATACTGGTCTGACAACACCAATTGCATATGAAGCAGATCTGAAAGTTGATCAGCTTGATCGTAACGGTGATACACTGAAGACATACACCTTCCGCGGTGCATATCCTCAGGATCTATCAGAAGTTGCTCTATCATATGCTGATAATGACAACATTGAAAGATTCACATGTGTTTGGGCTTACCAGTACTTTGAATCTGACACTACTAGCTAAGATATATAATAGTAGAGGAGCCGACTACGGTCGGCTCCTTTTCTCCAAACTTAGGAATTTATAATGGCAGACGAACAGCAAGGCATTAAATTATTCGGCTTTGAAATTAAAAAGGCCAAAAAGAAGGAAGAAGATAAAGCTCCTTCCATTGTTCCGCCACGAGACGATGAAGGTGGCGGTTATGCTACAGCATCTGGGTCACACTATGGCCAGTATCTCAATTTAGGTGATGATGATTCAAAGGATAACTATCAACTGATTATGAAGTATCGTGGTAACGCGATGCATCCTGAAGTTGATGCAGCAATTGAAGATATTGTAAATGAGTCTATTACTGGCTCACAAATGGAACAAACACTTGATATTAATCTAGAAGATGTTAGAGCTCCAGACAGAATCAAAAAAGTAATTAAAGAAGAATTTGATAGTGTATATTCAATGCTTAACTTTAAAGAGTTAGGGCATGACATCTTCAGACGTTGGTACATTGATGGTCGTATGTATCATCATTTAGTTATCAATGAAGCAAATACAAAAGAAGGTATTGTTGAAATTAGACCTGTCGACGCGGCTAAAATGCGTAAGGTCAAAAAAATTAAGAAGAAAAAAGATCCAGCAACTGGTGCTGATATCATTGAAAAGACTGAAGAGTTTTTTATCTACCAAGAAAAACCTGGTTCTTCTACTAATGGTGTTAAGATGACTGCTGATTCTGTGAGTTATGTTACTTCAGGATTGCTTTCAGAAGATCGTAAAAAGATTGTATCATTTTTACATAAAGCTCTTAAGCCAATTAATCAATTACGTATGATGGAAGATGCGCTGGTTATTTACAGATTAGCACGTGCGCCAGAACGTAGAATGTTTTATATTGATGTGGGTAACTTACCAAGAGGTAAAGCCGAACAATATATGAAAGATATTATGGCCAAGTATCGTAATAAACTTGTCTATGATGCAAAGACCGGTGAGATTAGAGATGATCGTAAGCATATGTCTATGCTTGAAGATTTTTGGTTACCTCGTCGTGAAGGTGGTAGAGGAACAGAGATCTCTACACTACCAGGTGGTGAAAACCTAGGTCAAATTGAAGATGTTATTTTCTTTCAAAAGAAGGTGTATCGTTCACTCAACGTTCCT